GCAGGCTATTACGACAGCCTCACGACCGTTCCAAGCGACGACGTGAAACTGGGAACAATCCAATACGGCGGAATGCTGTACCGTCAGCGCGGAAGCATTGACGTTTTCTCATCGTTTAACGAAATGGGCACCGCACCAGTAACCGGATTATCACCAATCATCAAGCAACTTTGTGGCCTTGACCGTCCAGCAGTGGCATGACCGTCGCCGCATACACCGACCTTTTTAACGAGGCAATAGACGACCTCACCACGACGCTGAACGCCGTCACCGGTTTAAAGGTAGTTACCGACCCGAGAAACATTTTGCCGGGAACAAACGCAGCTTTACTTGGCGCACCGTCATTCACGGCATGGAACGCCAACATCGCCAAAATGACATTCCCCGTACAGCTCATATCGCTTGGGCCATCAAACCTTGACGCGCTTCGATCATTGCTCTCCACCGCCGCATTATTGCTCGGGGCTAATGTGGCAGTAACGGAAGGCCACCCGATCTCACTTGAAATCGGGGGCGCAATGTATCCGGCATACGAATTATCCATATCACTACAGGCGCAAACATCATGACCAAATACATAATTGAATCAGAGAAAATCGGCAAAATCGGCGACGAATTTGAACCGACCGAAGGCATTAACGTTGCAGCTCTACTCGAAGGCGGTTTCATATCCACCGCAGGCGAAGCCAAATCGCATAAAGTCAAATCAGAACCCAAGGAGTAAAACATCATGGCAACCAGCACCTACCTCTCTAATCCAGTCGTCACGGTTAACGCTGTAGACCTAAGCGATCAGTGCACCGCAGCAACCATCACCAAAACCGTTGAGGCGCTTGAATCAACCGCATTCGGTGGCGTTGCTCGCGTATACGTTGGCGGTCTCCAAGCAAACGAAGTCACCCTGACCCTCTACAACTCGTTTGCATCAACCGAAACCTACGCAACACTTAACGCTCTGGTAGGCACGTCAACCAACATCACCATCAAACCAACCAGCGCAGCAACATCAGCAACCAACCCAATCTTCACATTGACCGGTTGCTACCTCGAATCATTGCCACTGATTAACGCCAGCCTCGGCGAACTTGACACCATTGATTTGACATTCACTGGTGGCGTTTTAACTTCAGCAACTTCATAATTTACGGCTAATCTCGGCCCGACACGAAAGGCACGAAATGAAACTCAAACTCGCCATCGACCTGAAAGACGGTCGCGGTGTGCGCGAAATGAACACCAACTTGTTTGTTATCGCTGAATGGGAACGTACAGAAAACCGTAAAGTCACAGACGGCAAAGGCATCGGAGTTGGTGACATGGCTTGCTGGGCGTGGATGCTATGCAAACTTGCAGGCGACCAGGTGCCTGCAACATGGCAACAATGGCTTGAACAACATCCTGACGTGGATATTGAAATGAAAGACGTGACAAACCCAAACCCTACGGAAGGGGCACCTACCGATACCAACTAGCCCAGCTGTTGGTTTCCACCGGTTGGTGGCCCCATGAAATTCCGTTTGACACCCGTGACTTACAGACCGTCATTACAGTATTAAATAAAGCAAACAAGGCGAAATGACATGACGGCGACAGCAGGCGTAGAAGTTTATGGCGTTAAGGAAGCCATCAAAGAACTACGCAACATCGACCCGTTGTACCGCAAACAACTAAACAAAGACGCTAAAGAAGTTGCCGCGCCAGCCGTTGACGACGCAAAAGGTCGTTACCCAATGCAATTTTTGTCTGGCATGAAATACCAATGGGCACCAAAAGGCAAAGTCAAATTTCCTTACGACCAATCAAAAGCCCAACGCGGTGTAAAAGTAAAAGTTGACACCAGCAAAAAAAATCAGGGAACCATCGTCATCACCCAGACCGACCCTGCAGCTGCAATTATTGACATGGCTGGCAAAGCCGGCGGACGCGGAAACCGTGGTACAAACTTCGTTGCACAAATGACACGCTTTGGCCCACCGTCGCGCATCATGTGGCCTGCCTACGTTGCCCATGCTGGCGACATCGAGCAAAACATGGTTGCGCTAATTGAAACCGTCATGGACCAAGTGAACCGTAATATGGTGACACCATGAGCATTCGAATCCCCATTATCACCGACTACGACGGCAAAGGTTTGGACAAAGCCGTCAAAGAATTTGAATCGCTGAAAACTAACGGCGAAAAAGCCCAGTTCGCTATTAAAAAAGCTGCGGTACCTGCCGCGCTCGCGGTTGCCGGTCTCGGTGCAGCTCTCGCTGACGCCACCAAAGGCGCAATGGAAGACCAAGCCGCGCAAGCCGAACTTGCTCGAACGCTCACCATTTCAACATCCGCGACAGATGCACAAGTCAAAGCAACCGAAGATTTTATTAGCAAAATGTCATTGGCATCCGGAACAGCCGACGACGAACTGCGTCCAGCGCTTGCATCATTGGCGCGTGGAACAAAAGACCTTGCACAAGCCCAAGAAGCTTTGGGTCTTGCCCAAGACATTGCAACCGCAACAGGCAAACCATTAGGCGACGTTGCAGACGCACTTTCAAAGGCTTATGCCGGCAACTACAAAGGTTTGAAATCGTTGTCGCCAGAAATGGCTGGTCTGATTAAAGACGGCGCTGATCTCAATACCATCATGGACGTACTCGGTGGCACTTTTGGCGGTGCAACCGCTACCGCTGCAGGTACTGCCGAAGGTCAAATGAAACGCTTTGGTATTGCCATTTCCGAGGCCAAAGAAAACATCGGCGCAGCTCTCATCCCAGCCCTAGAAAAAATGATGCCAATACTGTTGGCATTCGGCAAATGGGCACAAGAACACACAGGGGCATTTCTAGCAATCGCTGGGGTCATCGGTGGCATCGCTGTTGCGGTTTTGGCTGTCAACGCCGCATTAAAGGTTTACAACGCAATACAGGCCGTTACAAACGGTCTGACAGCACTTTGGAACGCACTACTGGCCGCCAACCCAATAACGCTGATAATCCTTGGCGTTGTTGCATTCATCGCTGTTTTGGCATTGCTATACACCAAATTTGAAGCCGTGCAAAACATCGTGGATACCGTGTTTAGTTTCATCAAAACAGCCGTCACAACCAGCATCGGATTCATCACGTCATATGTTGAGGCAGTCTTAAGCGTTTACAAAACAATCTTCAATACGATCGCCAAACTATGGAACAACACGATTGGCAAATTGTCGTTTCACATTCCGTCATGGGTACCAGGAATTGGTGGCTCGGGTTTTGACGTGCCAGATATTCCGATGCTCGCTAACGGTGGGATTGTAGACAGCCCAACGCTTGCGCTTATCGGCGAATCAGGCCCCGAGGCCGTAGTGCCGTTAAACAAGGGCATGGCTGGCGGAATTACCGTTAACGTCAACGGCGGTTTTTCAACATCAGCAGAAATTGGTCAGGCCGTCGTTAACGCGCTTCGAGCATTTAACCGTCAGCAAGGCGCAGCTTCTATCGCGGTAACAGGGTATGCCTGATGCCCGGCACAGCTGTCGTCGCATCCGGTAACTACATCCTTGAGGTAGATACAGGTTATGACTGGGGTTCGTTTACGCTCAACGACACCACTAAAGGCGTATTAAATAACACCACCTACACACTCGGCCCAAACGTCACCTATGCCGACATCACTGCCGGCGTATTAAGCGTTGACATTATGCGCGGACGCAAAGACATCGGCGACCAATTCACACACGGTCACATGGGTTTTGTTTTGACTGACAGCAAATACACGTCAATGATTTTTAACCCATTTGACACATCATCGCCGTATTACGATCCAGCAACAGCCCAACCCGGATTGGCACCGTTACGCAAAGTACGTTTCGGACGCTACGACGCAACAAACACCATCCAATACCTTTTTTGCGGATACATCGTCAACTATGACTACACATTCAACCTTGGCGGTATTGACACCGTAAATGTTTCATGTGCAGACGATTTCTATATTCTTGCCCAAACCCAACTTGCAGCATGGAATCCATCGGAACAGTTATCTGGTGCTCGACTGACCGCCATGCTTGACAAAACCGAAGTCGCATATCCGGCAACGACACGCAACATCGCAACCGGCACCGTAACCCTTGGCGGTTCAGCTGCGCATACCGTCGCGAATGGAACATCGGTCGCCGCATACGCCAACAAAATTAACCAAGCCGAACAAGGTCGAATCTTTATCAGTCGAGGCAACTCCACCGGAAAAGGCGTATTCACATTTCAAAACCGAATCGGAAACACACTCGGCACATCGGTAATTGACTTCCACGACGACGGCGCAGCAGGCACAGCACCATACAACGGTGTCGCGATCTCATTCCAAGGCGACCAAGTATGCAACCGCGCAAGCGTCACCATTGCCGGCTCATCCACGCCACAAGTAGCCGACAACGTGGCAAGCCAAGCAAAATATCTCATTCAATCCCAGTCAATAACCGACAGCCTTTTACACAACGACGCCGCAGCTTTAACACTTGCCCAATACCTGGTGGTAGGCAACCCAACCGCACGTTTCAACGAACTAGACACAACCCTGCCAATGCTCCCGACAACCGCGTTAAAAGATGCCGCGGTAACCGTGGATATCGGGCAGGTCATTACAATTCAAAAAAACATCAAAACCGGGTCAACAACCAACTACCAAATGAGCCAATCCAGCGCCATTGAAGGTATTGCCCACAACATCAACTTTTCAACCGGTCACTCAATCACTTATTACACAAGCCCAACCACAATCGTTTACCAGCTCATCCTAAACGACCCTGTATATGGCAAACTTGACGCCCTAAATGCCCTAGGCTGATATCACCATGGGTCTCAACGCACAAACCGCAGTTCCGACGTTCACCGCGTCGCAAGTGCTCACAGCAGCGCAACAAAACCAAATAAACACTGGCATACCCGTTTTTGCTACAACCACAACACGCGACGCAGCATTTGGTGGTTCAAACAAAACTCTTGCACAAGGCCAGTATTGCTACATCGAAGCATCAAGCCAATTGCAAGTTTACACAGGTTCAGCATGGCAATCCGTTGGCACAGGCTTAACTTACATAACACAAGCCACACCGACGGCGGTTGCAAGCGTTTCAATCAACAATTGTTTTACAAGCACTTTTGCAAACTATTTGTTGTTGATTGACATGACCGCTGCAGTAGGCGATGGTGTGATTACCGCACGGTTGCGTTCAGGTGGAACAGATTCAAATACAAACTACGTCGGGCAACGTCTTATTGGCCAAGCAACAACCGTTGCAGCAACCGCAAACCCAAGCGGCACGGACGACGCTTATTTCAGCACAATTCAGGCAACAACCGCATCAAGTTACGCTTTGAGCTCAAACATTTATTCACCAGCATTGGCTCGCGGAACGGTTTTTAATACTTTTGCCGGTTCAAATGATGGTGCAGGTTCGGTAATTCAATTCGTCTGGAACAACCACACCACGGCATCGGCTTATGACGGAATTACCGTGTTCACAAGTGGAACTAGTTTTACAGGCACTATTCGCGTTTACGGATATCAGAACAGTTAGGTGATTTATGGCTGACAAATTAGAACTTGACGCACAAACCGGTATCGCTGTTGAACGCGATTTTACGCCAGAAGAACTAGAACAACGCAAACAAGATTTGGCAAAACAAGCTGAAATTGCCGCCGCTATCGCTGCCCAAAACAAACTTAAAGAAGAAACAATTGCTAAACTTGGTTTGACGATTGAAGAATTAAAAGCATTATTGTCGTAATGCGATGGCGACTGAAATTGTGGTTTCTATTATCGGTGGGTGTTTCCTTGTATTGGTGGCTCTCATCGGCAAGATCGGCAACGACAACAAAAAAGACCACGGCAAAGTCCACCAAGTCCTTGGTCGAATAGAACAAAAGATTGATGGTCACATTGAAAACCACAGATAAAGCAATGCTCGCCTCGTATGCGCGTTCACTCGTTGGAGCATTGGTCGCCGTGTATTCCACCGGCACAACCGACCCAAAGGATTATGCAAAAGGCGCAATAGCCGCGCTCATTCCACCAATCATGCGATGGGTCAACAAAAAGGACGAAGGCTTTGGCCGTTCCGCATAAACGCAAAGTGATATTGCCGCTAATTGTTGCGCATTGTCAGGCAGGCGAATTACCAAACAACATGTTGGTTGAAATAAAGCCTTACGGCAAATTGTTGTTTACAGCTGCGGATTGTTGGATGGCGTGGCGTGATCGAGCGTTCGCCGAAGGTATCAAAACATTTAAACCGACTAGCGCAAACGATACTTATCGATCATTGGCAACCCAGACGATTGCGTGGAATGATCGCATGACAACTCAACCAATTCCTGGTGTTAAGCCACGCGTTTACAAAGGGCAAAATTGGTATTTGAAACCTGGCAAAGCGCCGATTGCGCAGCCGGGGAGTAGTCACCATAACTGGGGCATTTCGGTTGACGTAAGCGAAGCATCCGGTGCACGTTTGGAATTCATGGCAGCGACCGCACTCGAATACGGGTTCAGTTGGGAGCTTGACAGCGAGCCATGGCACGTCAACGTGTTCAATGCCGACGTCGTGCCAGACGCAGTACTGGCTTGGAAAAAAGCGAAATCCTTGCAATAGCCGTCAGGCTTGCCTAGGGTCAAAGTACCCGACGAAAGGATATTCATTATGCAACTAACCGCCCCCAAACTCATTGCAGGCTTCATTACAGCCATATGGGGATTTGCGTCGCTCCTAGGCGCTCCTAATGCCCATTCAGAGGCTTCTGGGGTGATGCCTACCGCGCCAATCAGCGTCCAGCCATATCT